GTGGCCCGCAGCGCAAGCCGCACGGCCTTCCAGTGCTTGTCCGCCATCGAGTCCTGCCATTCGCCGACTCGAGGCGTGATCGTCAGCCCGTCGTCGTCCCACTCGAACTCGATCTCGCGGACGCGCTCAGTGATGACCGCAGCGCCCGCAGGCTGGACCGAGACGAGATCCCCGAGCCGGTACGCGGCGCCGTAACGGAACGCGCCGGTCTCTGCGAGCTCGGCCTTGAGGGACGCCTTCGACGCACCCTCGGCCAGTCGCTCCTGCGCCCGCTGCAGGGCCATTGCCGCCTTGTTGGCGTCGTCCTGGGCGATGTCGCGGGCGTCGATGAACTCCTGGCGACGGATGCCCCACAGCGCCTCGGCAGCCGTGTCGACGTAGCCCGTCGTCGGCGGCCCGAAGAACTGGCGGGCCACATCCTCGCCGCCGATGCCCACCACGATGCGGGTGACCTCGGGCGGCAGGTAGGCGAACTCCGCCGACTGGACGATGCCCGACGCCTCGGTCAGCACCCGCGGGCGTGTGGTCGGCGTCCAGGTCTGCAACTGCCGCGTCGTGCCCGTCTGCACCACGCGGACACCAAGACCGGCCGCCGTCGCCAGGGGAAGCAACTTCTCCCCGAGCTGGTGCATGCGGATCTTCTCGGTCGTCGTCGGGCCGGCGCCGGACGACGACTGGACGGTCAGCCTCGGGATGGCCTGGCCGGTGACGTTCGCGCTGACGTAGCCCTTGAGGACCGTTTCCAGCGGCCCGGTGCGAGTGTCGTACCCCGCGGCCGACTGTGCACTCAACGGGCTGCCCGGAACCGGGTAACCGATGATCTCGTTCAGCACGTTCAGGTCATCGAGGACCACGAACTCGCGCACCGGACTCAACGGCCCGCCCGAGCCCTTCGCCTCCGACACGATGCCGGACAGCAGGATGTGCTCGGCGATGCCGGGCGCTCGGTACGAGATGACGCACCGAGCACCCGGCGCCACGAGGTCGTTCACGCGCCGATGGTCCGCGTCGAGCCGGAAGGACGCCACACCCGGTGCGTTCCACTGGAGCATGACGTTGACGCTCAAGGGTGCCGCGACGACACCCTTACGCGCGTAGTCCTTGTCGAACACCGTGATGGCGATGGGAAGCTGACCCTCCATCGCGCATCACCAGGCCCTGTAGTAGCGGGGAGTTAATGACAGGTGAACCTCGCCCGAACCCGTGACCGAGATCGCAGCCGGCACCGCCTCACCAGGCGGAACCTCCCGCGGATCCCACGGGTCAACGAGCCCAGCGACGTCCACGCCATCGAGCTCGGCCGTAGCCACACGCGGGTCAGTGTTGATGACCAACGTCTGCCCAGCGGCCAGGTTCGGAAGCCCGAGGCCGCCGCCGTTGACCTCAATCGAGATCGAGGTGAGCGGACCCTTGAGCGTCCACGTAGGCCAGGCAGCGACGTCGCCCGGGTTGTCGATCGTCGCCGTAGCGATCGTCGACGACGCCGAGATGTTGAACGGGGGACCGCCCGTGGTGCCGAAGAAGTCCACCGGGGCCGGCGAGCTCCACGACCGAACGATCTCCTCGCCGTACCAGTGCGGCTCCTCGGCGACGAACTGGAGCTGGTACAGCGACCAGCCCTGCAGGTGCGGGTCACCCCGCTCGATCGACGTCAGGTCGCCACCGTCGCACCGCAGCCGCAGGAACCGGCTACGGCCTTCCGGGTCGGTGTGCTCCCAGACGCCCGTCTTGTCAGGCCAGAGGGTCTTAGCGAAACCGGCGTCCCGCTCGAGCCACTCCTGCGAATTGGCGTCACTCCAGACCAGCACGTTCCAGTCGACAGGGCGCTCGGCAGTGCGAGTGCCCTTGTAGCGCGAGCCGGCGATGGCCGGCGAGATGGACGTCTGACGCTCGAACGGCGGCATATGGAACCCGGACGCTCCGCCGTCGGCAAACACCACGCCGCCAGCGAAGTCGCCCAGGTCCCACACCGAGCCGTCCCACCCGTGCCACTTGTTCGTGCCGCGTCGAAACGGCTTCACAGGCGGCGGGGGAGGGATGTACGGGACGCCATAGACGACGACTGGATACGTCACTTGACCCTCCCATACATGTTCTGGCGGATGGCAGCGCGACGATCCATGCGCTCGAGCTCGCGGATCCCGGCCCGCTCGTCGCGGACGACCATGGTTCCGACCAGCGGGCTACGAGCGCCCACCATCTGATCGAACTGGTCACCGGTGAAGACCGGCTCAGGCTTGCCCGTCCGGTTCTCGACGACCGACACACCCGTAGGCAGCCAACCGCCCTGGTCGTACAGCTTCGGCACGATGCCGCCGTTCGCCATAGCCAGGTGAACGTGATCCCAGTGATCCCCGCGCCACGGAACAACCTTCCCGTTGCGCAAGAACTGGCGACCGGAGTAGTAGAGCTCCTTGGCCGAACCGCCCACCGACGCCCGGAGCAGATCCCAGGTGCGGCCCATGTTCGCCGACACGATGTCGATCGCCCGACCCATGCCGTGATACGACGGGTAGCCCGAGGCTGTGCGCGCGCCCGGACGGTAGCCGGACGAGATGCGCGCAGTCGGGTCGAGACGCTTCACCAGGGTCGTCATGGCGTTGACGCCGCGGACCCCGCTCTTGCCGCCGCCACCCGCGCCGCCACCGAACAGCGACTTGAGCTTCGTGGCGAACCCGTCGATCATCATGCGAGGGACGCCGGCAAGCATGGAGCGAATGCCCTCGCCGCCAGGGATGCGGCCCACGAGGCTGTCGATCAGCTTGCCCAGGCCGGACTTGACCGCGCCGACCGGGTTGCGCATGAACCCGCCGATGTTCGACACGACGCCGCCGATGTCGTCCCAGATGCCACCGTTCTTGAACGCCATCGGCTTGCCAGTGCGAGCCGCTGCGTTCAGCCGCGCCACCCCAGCCGCACCGCCAACCGCGCGGGCGAACTCGGGACGCATGATCGCCTCGCCGCCCGAGAGCGCCAGGCGGCCACCCGTGGGGGAGTAGAACTGGTGAACATCGCGCCCCGGCGTGTAGCCGGGCAACACACCACCGCGAGCGAATGCAACCGTCTTGGCTTCCGGCAGCGGGTTCTTCTTGCCGAAGAAGTCGAAGACGTTGCCGACCCACTTACGGATGCCGCCGTTGTAGACGGTGCCGAGCACGAAGTTCACCGGACGAGCGGCGACTTCCTTGAGCGCGTCCCAGTGCCGCTTGATGGCGTCCTTCACGTTGCGGAAGGCGTCACCGATGCGCGCCACGCCGTTCTTGAGCGGCGCGAAGACGCGGTCGCGGATCCAGTTCCAGCCGGTCGACAGTGCCGTCCGAATGCCGGTCCAGACGCTACCGATCGTGCGACCAACCGCACGGAACGCAGCGCCAAACGCGGTGATGACGTTGCGGATCGCCGGCCACGCCGTCTTCGTCCACCAGTCCGCGACGGTCTTGATCGCCGCCTTGATGCCAGCCCAGGCGACCTTGACGGCCGTCTGGCCGGCCTTCGTCTTGGTGAAGAACCAGACCAGGGCGGCCACGAGAGCGCCAATGGCCGTGATAACAAGGCCGATCGGGTTCGCCCGGAGCACGAGGTTGAACGCGCGCTGGGCGATCGTCAGCCCCTTGGTCACGACGATCTGCGCCCTGCCGAGAGCCAGGCCCACCTTGCCGGCCGTGCTCTGTGCGTAGGTGGCTGCGGTCGCGCCGTACGTTGCCGCCGCGAACCCGAGCTGGGCCGCGCGGATCGCAGACACCACGGTGCGATACGCCGCGAGCGTCGCCGTCACGACCCGGAACCCGGCGTAAGCGGCGACCAGGGTGAGCACCAAGGTCTTGTGCTCGATCAGCCAGGTGCCGACGTTGCGAACCGTGGCACCGATACCCGCCATGATGGCGAGGAAGCCGTCGCCCGAAGCCTTGCCAGACTTGAAACCCTCGATCAGCGACGTCAGACCGGCGCCGATGCTCGACATGACGCCGAGGAAGCCCTCGCCCTGAACCTTGCCGGACGTGAAGCCGTCGATCAGCGATGTGATGCCAGCACCGACGCTCGACATCGCGCCCATGAAGCCCTCGCCGCGGACCTTGCCGGTCTCGAAGCCCTTGATGAGCGCGGCCAGTGCGTCGGACGCGAAGACCTGCACCGTGCGCTTGTAGCCCTCGATCTTCGTGCCGAGGTTGTCGTTAAGCGTCTCGCCCATCCTGGAGGCGGCGCCCCTAACCTTGCCCAAGCTCGCCTCGGTGCCGCTGAGGCCCTCGAGGAACTTCGGGATCTCGGACGTGCCCAGGTCTTCCAGTGGCGTGCCGAACAGAGCAAGGGCGGCCTGCGACTGCTTAGCCGGGTCCTTGATCTCCTTGAGGCCGCCGATGATCTTGTTGAACGCCTCGCGCGCCGTCTCGCCGCCGCCGAGGAGATCCTTCGTCATCTGGCGCGAGTTGAGCCCGATGGCCTCGTAGGCATCCTTGGTCGTCTCCGACATGTCGGTCGACCGGATGGTGAACTCCTTGATGGAGTCACCCATCTTGTCGATGCCGTACTGGCCGTCCTCAGTCGCCGAGACCAGCAGGCCCATCGCCTGCGGACCCGTGTAACCGAGGCTGGCGAAGAACTGGCTGTACTCCTCGGTCGCATCCATGACCTCGCCACGGAGCGCCTTGGGCACCTTCTGCAAGCTGGCCGTGATGAGGTCCATCGCCTGACCGGCGTTCTTCGCCAGGCCGGTCTTCATCAGCACGCCCGCGTTCGTCGCCGCCTGCTCGACGTCGATCTCGAACGCGGCAGCGATGTCCAGCGCCGCGGCTGTGATGCGCTTGAGCCGCGCGGGGGACGTCCTCGACATCCCATCGATGGAGGACATCACCGACTCAACAGCGCCGGTAACCTCCTCCATCGAGCCGCCCCACGCACCCGCGTAGAGCTGGCCGGCGACCTTGCCCGCACGAGCCGACTGGCGCGAGTTGAGGCCCAGCGCCGCAGAGACGCGGTCGGTCTGCTTCTCAGCATCGACCGCGTCCCCGAACGCCTTCGCGACAGCCACGCCGGCACCGACAGCACCAGCCAGGGCGGCAACCTTGAGCGCACCAGCGAACCGGCCGCCAGCCTTCTTGCCGCCCTTCTCTGCCTCGCCACCAGCGATCCCGACGCCCTGACGAACAGACGCAGCCAGGCCGTTAGTAGAGGCGATGAGGGAGAGATACGCGGTGCCGAGCTCGACGCCATTCGCCATCGCGCACCCCCGTTTAGTTGTTCAATGCCGCAAAGGGGCCACCCAGCCAGTCGGCCATCTCGTCGATAGGCAAAGGATCCTTGCCGCCGATCGTTTCCGACTCGGGTTCGGTAACACCCGGACGCGGAATGGGCTTAGGCGGCCTGACCGTCTTGTCGCCCCAGCGGCGCAGCAGCATGTAGTGGCCGTAGCGAATCTCATCGACCGCCGCGGCCACGAGCATTTCCGTCGTGCCCCACTGCCAGTCAGGATTCATCGAGCGCCACACGGCCGAATCAGGCTGGGCCTGCGTGACGATAATCAAAAGGTCGCGCCACGAGACCCCGTTGTCCGGGAAGTCTCTTAGGCGCGACCCGCACCGCATCAGGTCGTACTCGACTGCGGGGCCGTGCTCATCGATCAGATCGATGAGCGTCCTCATTCCCCCAGGCCCACGCCCATCGTTCCCTCGACGTGATCCAGCAGATCCTCGAAGACGGACTTGTACGCCTTAAACGGGAGGTTGTCGATCACCTCGAGCACCTTGTCGCCGGCAGCCTTCTCGAGCACCAGCCACACGAGCTCACTAAAGTCCTCGTGGCGGTTCTTGCGAAGGAGGCCCGGCGTCAGCACGTCTGAAGTCTCGCGCTCGAACGTGTATGTCTCGCCGTCATACTCGAACGAGAAGTTCGCCTCGGGCGGCGCCTTCTTCTCGGTCTTCTTCTTGTGATCCTGGGGCTTGCGGGGCTCAGCCATTGCGCGGCTCTCCATTCTTGTGCGCGGCATTGATTGGTAACCCGGCAGCGGCGGCGAGGCCGCGCAACGAACTCCGCCGCTGCCGGGGGTCTAGATCAAGCGGGGTCGACAACTCCGTTGTCGATGTACTTGTAGTAGTACGCACCGCTCGCGTCCTTGAACGTCTCGACGGTCACGTTGTACTGGATGACCCCGCCGTCGCTGTAGGTGATCTCGCCGACCGTGGTCACCTGGCCGTTCGGAACCACGATGCGGATACGCGCATCGCCGTCCTTGACCTCGAAGATCCACGAGTCGTGGTCGAGCTCCTCGCCCGTGACCTTGATCGAGTGCAGCGTCCCGACCGTCGGGGTGGCAGCCGTCGTAGTGACGTTGCTGTCGCCGTAGACGACCTTGAGGACGTCACCGTTCACGCTCTCGATGAACGAGAACGAGAAGGTCGCGGCGAACTCGGTCTGGATCACCTTGACCGTGTCGCCACCCCACGCGCGGACCTTCTCGGTCGAACGCTCGGTGGTCTCGGTCAGGCCATCCTCGGAGATGTACCCGAGCGCCTTGAACGCGGCATCCGGGGGAGTGCTCGCGTTCGTCGGAAGGGCAGTGCCCAGGGGGCCGTTCAGGACGCCACCGGAGGCCAAGGGCTTTCCAGCGACGACGTTGCTAACTGCGGGAGCAGCCATGGTTCCTCCATGCGGTCTTGCGCGGCCTCATGGAAGGGGTGGTGCTACCTCGTCGTCGCCGATCGAGGGGGCTTCTTCGGTCCCGGCTTGGGGGCCGTGTCGTCCTTGGTGCGGTCGTCGAGCCAGCCGGACGCGACCCAACCGGGCACGCTCTCGGCATCGACGTCGACCGTCACCTTGGGCAGATTCGGGTGTCTCAGAGTGACCATCAGAGCGCCTCTCCTCGGGAGCGGATGACCGCCGTGAACTGGTAGCGCGGCAGGTCCGTCCGCGGGTCAGGGAATGACGCAGGGCCGCCGACCTCGGACACGTAGCGCGTCTCACCGTCCAGCGACCCCACAAGCGCGCGGGTCAACATGGCGAGGCTCGATGCGCGGGCAGCACTGGTGTCCCAGCACTCGAAGGTGACCATCGCGTCGTCATGGGCAGGCGTCGAACGCGCGCCACCGACTCGGGTCACAGCCACGAACCGGCCGCGATCCTTCGGGACCGTGTTGCCGGCCTTGGCGCTGTCACCGCGGGCGGTGAACTGTGCGTTCAAGAACGCGATCAGGGCCACCTCGACAGAGGGGAACAGCACGGCTTCCATGCGGCCCCCTTAGCCTCGGCCAGCGCCCAGCGCCTTGAGCAGAGTGTTGTTCGCGGCGTTGTCACGGATCGCCGCGCTCGTCGTCGGGAACACCGCGACACGAGCACGCCCGCGACCCCGAGTGACCTCCGACTCGACCGTGTATCCGTCGCCAGCCTCGCGAGCGATGGCCTCGGCGCGACGTTCCAGCTCGCGTCGCACCTCGGGGAGCGTTCGGATCTGACGGAAAGCCTTGTTGTTCCACTTGATGCCGCCAGCCATCAGCCCTCCACGCGCTTGAGTCGCACCCGGCAGCCAGGCGTGAAGCCGAATGGGCCGAAGTCGAACGACTCGACCACGCCCTCGACCTCGTACTCGACGCCCAGCACCACGACGCGGTCACGAGGGCCGACCGTGAAGCCAGAGGGCGCATACAGGTCCAGATCCCAGGTGACGACATCCCGGTTCGCCTCGAACGGCTCACCAGTCGCAGCCGGAGCCCAGCCATAGACCGGAACCTCAGCCGGCGTCGACCACACGTCCTCCGGGTCGCCGAAGTCATCGACGGCACCCTCGGTGTAGGTCATGACGCCCACGGTGAAGCGTGTTGGGTAGGTCGTCACAGGTTCAGCTCCCACCAGTTCAGCGGGAGCGACTCGCCGTCGTACGTCCCCTGGTCGATGTCGAACGCACCCTGACCGCCGCACCCCAGGAGCTTGCGATCCTGCTTGGTGAGGTACAGGTTGCCCATCGGGTTCGAGTACGTCGCGTTCTGCGAGAACGGACCAGCCGTCTGCTGGAACTGCGACACGCCCTCGCCCGCAGCAGCCGCGATCATGGCCCGCTTGACCATGCCGCACACCACGAGGCGCGTAATGCCGTCGTCGAGCGCATCAGCAGACGGACACTCCGACCGGATGATCGCCGAAGCGTCATCCAGCAGCGTCGTGGCCGTCGCCTGCTCGGATTCGGAGAGGGGCCGCCACCGGGCCTCAACGTCCTGATAGGTCGCGAACGCCGCCATGACGGCCCCCCTCACTCA